GTTAACCATCGGTCGCCGTGGGGAAAAACACCCCCTACCGGGTCGACTTCGGGCCACCAATGCGTGTTTTCGTGTGCGTCCATGTGCGTGTGTGCCAATCTCATTGCAGAATTAAAATTGTTTTGATTCTTGTCCTGACTTCTTTGCGTGGCATGAATTGCACAGCGGTTGCAAGTTGTCGACATCGTTAAACGATCCGCCCAATCGAACGGGGTTGATATGGTCAACCATTTGCGCAACCATGATGATTCCATTGTCACGACATTGCCGGCATAATGGTTCATCACGCAACACCGATTCGCGTAACGCACGCCACGCCGTTGTGTGGTATCGTGGCTCACGATGGCGATGGGCAGTGTGAACTGTTTTGTTCTGAATCTTCTTTGATGGAAACATTGGCATGATGCAAAGTTATATTAAAATTTTATCAAACAATTACAACATAACTTCGGTGTACTTTGTCAACTTGCCATCAAAGGTCGCATCAATCACCCCTGATTCGCCGTGCCTATTCTTTGCGATGATTAGTTCGGCATTCTCAATTGGCGGTTGTTCTTTGTCATAATAGGCCGGACGGAATGGAAACAACACAACATCCGCATCTTGTTCAATTGCACCTGATTCACGCAAATCAGACAACAACGGGCGTTTGTCGGCGCGTTCCTCCGGTTTACGCGACAACTGCGCCAATATCATCACGGTGCATTTCAATTCCTTTGCCATCAATTTCAACCCGCGTGAAATCTCTGCGATTTCTTGTTCACGCGAATGGCTTTTGTTTACTCGAATCAATTGAATATAATCAATGATTACAAGGTCCAACCCGTGTTTTGCTTTGTGCAATTTACATTTGCCGCGGATCATCTGCAATGATGTGTCGGGGTCATCATCAATGTGGAATGTCATCGGTGGTGTATTCAGGAATTGTTGAACATTGTCAATTTCTTCTTTGTACAATGAATGATTGCGAATGCGTCCATTTGGTATTTGACCAATCAATGAAACATAGCGTTTGGCCAATTGTTCGTTTGACATCTCTAATGATAGGAACAATGCGCGTCCATCACGCAATGCGAAATCATGGGCGAATGTTAATGCAATTGCCGTCTTACCCATGCCGGGGCGACCGGCCACAACAATCATGTCACCGGCGTTGTAACCTCCAATCGCTTTGTCAAGTTTGCGCCATCCTGATGGTTTCCCGGTCAACTGGTTGCCGCGCGACATTGCATCGACAATGTTGGTCATGACATCTTTGGAAACGGCGTTGATGTCTTTCGGCTCATGGCCAATGTCAATTTGTGCTTCATCAATTATTGATTGCAATTGCGCCTTTGCTTCAATCAACCCACCGTCAAAATTCAAACCAATGATCCGGTTTTTGATATTGTTTAAAACAAAATTGTATTGTAGTTCGATGACCTGATTTTTGATTGATGGCAATCCCGAACATGCGGCCGATAATTGCGCGGCCAATATTGTTTCCGCTCGATCCAAATATTTCCGAATGGTGAACGGGTTGACGGTTTCGCCTGATTCATAGACAATGCGCATCGCTTTAACTATTTTGCCCAATGATTTATTTGTAAACCATTTTGATTGAATCTTTGGCAAATGATGATGCAATTCAGAATAAAACGCTAATTGGCTGATTATATATTCTTCGTTGGTCATTGTTGTTTGTAGTATTGTGCGATTGCCAATGCGTGTGTGTAATTTTCGGATTCAAATTTTAATTCCTGATTGACATACACGCGCCATTTGTCGATGTTGTTAACATTGCCCATGACCATTCGGACATGGTTTGTTTGTTCCCGGATCGCATATTCAACGGTAATCGATTCGGCTTTTTCACCCAATGTTGTTTCCCGAAATGCTTTTTTCATTGTTTTGACCCAATTTGCAGCTGGTGAACCAATTTCCGCAATGAATGTTTGCACCGGATAAGAATTGAATTGACGGTCGGTGTGTTCGATTTCAATTGTGATAATGAATGTTTTCATTTGTTACCTCCTTGTATTTTATTACGCATCCATTTTGCGCCTCTCTTAAATGCTTTGTATTGACGAACATTAAGTGAGTATGTGTTGTGATTTGCGTACAAATCAAAAGATTCTTTCTCTATCTCCTCATCACTTGGTAGTTCGATGGGGGTTAGTGAGTTTACAATATCACATTCTTCTGATGTTAGTAGATAATGATATTTGTCTGCCATTTGAATAGCCTTAAATACTTCTTCTTCTGTGTATAGTTTCATACTTTGTTTATTGTTGCTCATTGTTTTTGTTTGATTTCGTGTTTCACGACATCCCAATAAACAAACACGCCATGCGGTGTTTTTATTTGGAAATTTAATTCATTGTCGCGCATTTCTGCGATTAACTCATTGACATGAATCAACGCGCATTCAATCGCATCGCTTTTGTTTAATGAAAAAATCACATCACATTCACCCGTCACCAATTCAACTGATTCTGAATTGACAAAAAGGAATTTATTGATTAACTGGTTGGCTTTTTGTTGCGGTGTCATCATTGTTGTTTTTTTATTGCTCATTGAATTGTTTGATAAATAGCGAACATTCGTACCATGTCCCGGTGAATAAATGGTTGCCGTTGAATACCACCACGGCGGTGTTTTGGTTAATTTCTTCGATCCACATCATTAGTCAAATTTTAAGGGTTTGTAAAAAGATTCTTGTTTTTTATCATTGTTTTGTTGTTTCCATGTTCTTACGGCGGCTTTCCAATCCTTCATGGGATTTTTGCCAACCTTCCATCCATTTGATTCGTAGTAATCAACAAACCGTTGCGACATGTCGTTCATGTTTAATTCGGCCATGTATTGACGCACATCATCAACCGGCGGTTTTGTGAACCTTTTTGGCTTTTTGGCTTTTTGTTCCAATACTATATTTATATCATTATCATTATCATTATCATTATCGGCATTTTTTGCATCGTTTGGTATGCGTTCGCATGCGTTCGCATCCCACCGCATGCGTGCGGATAAAGAATTGCGTTCACGGATTTTTTCGTATCGCACCAAATCGCGTTTCAATTGTTGTTTGATTGGTTCAAATGCAATTTTGGTTATGACATTGTCGGTGTTGGGATTCAGGTCATTCACATAATACAAAACATGTTTGAATAGGTGTCCGGCTTGCTCATCCGTTAATTGTTCTATTGTGTGTATAATGTCGCAATACAACACAAATGATTTTTTATCCTTTGCCATCTAATTGTTTTAAATCTAATGCAACATATTGTTTGCCATCATGCCATTTTGCGATTGTCAATCCGGTCATCATTTCCCGTATTTGGCGCATGGTTCGTTTGATTGGCTTATCCGGCTCAAACATAAAAACAATGAACAAATCAGCATTCAAACCAAAAAGAAATTCAAATGCGCTGTAATTAATTACATCATCAATTTTCATCTTATTTGTTCCCTTAATATGGAAATACATCATGCGTTGTTTTTTGGCGTTGAAATATACAAAATCAGGCAATGACCGGATCAACCGATGAATGTTCCAAAACCCATTGATGTTCATTTCTTTTTCGTTAAACCCAACCCTTTGAACTGGCATTCCAACCGATTCCATGTAATCAACAAACCACATTTCCGACATGTTTGCGACTGTTTGGCGTTCTTTGTATGTGTTACTCGCTTTCTCCATCGCTTTCCAATTTTAAAATTTCCAACGCTTTTTTGTACAGCTGGCGCGCATGTCGGTCGGTTTTTTTCCATGATTCAAATGTGTTCACGGCGTGAATGATTGACGAATGGTCGCGACCTAATTTGTTGCCGATTTGCTCGAATGTAAAATGATAATGACGGCGCAAAATGAATGAATACATGTGCCGAATCATTATGACATCACCTTCGCGCAATCGACCCATTATTTTTCCCGGTGTCATTGATCCAACTTCGCAAAGACATTGCAACACCTGATTCATCAAATCTAACCGGCTAACGGCGTTTTCATGTTGAATGTCCAATGTTGTTTTGAATTTTACTTTGGGATAAATAATTTCATTTTTTAATGTAGCGATTTCGCGTTCGTACTGGTCACGCATTCGAATTATGTCTAATGACAATCGAGCGTTTTTGCTGCGTTCTTTGACAAATTCACGAAAATAATCTTTTGATTGCGTTGTGGCTTGTTTCATTGCTTAAAATTGTGTTTTTACCGTCTTTGTGTACTTTAATCAATTGTTTGGTTTCCGTTTCCCGTAATTGGCGCAAAAATGCGCTGAATTCCGATGTGGTCATTGTGACTTTGTTTTCAAACAATTCATTAATTTGATCCGTGATTCTTTTCATCTTCTTTTCCTAATTTATACCCGATTATATATGCAATCAAAATGTGTAATTGTACTAAAATAATACCCCATATTTTCATGATTCATCCGACCATTTTATTTTTTCCTGAACTTTTCTGACCGCGTAGTCATACCCGGCATTATATGCCATTTGTTGTTCCAATTTTTCTTTGATCCGGAAATAATTTTTTTCACGGTCTGATAATTTGAAGCCACCAAATTTTTCAACAAATGCAAACAATTCTTCAATTGGCGTTTTCATCATGAAAATTTATATTCTTAAAAATATAGTTTTTCAAAAAATAGGCCACCTGGTCATCAATCCAACCCATTTTTTGCGCTCGTTTAATCCATTGCAATTTTTTCTTCAATTGCATTTCGGATTGAAAAATGATGATTGCATCAAAATTGGTATGGGCCACCCATTGAGAATAAACCGAATCATCAATTTCGATTTGGCCACATTTGCGGATCAATCCATCGGATTCCAATGATGACAATGATGATGTAACCGATTGATGTGAACCCAATCGGTCGCGCAATGTCTTTGTGGAAATTGATTGACATTGTTTTATTTCATTGTAAACCTTTGCACGAATCGTATCAATTTTGCCCGTTTCCAATTGTTTCAGGAATGTTTGAATTTTTGCGCTCATTGCTCACCTCCTCCGTAGGTTTTGTTCCAGTATTGTTGAAAAGATGACCATCGACTTGTTATGTGCGCATCAAGAGAATCGCACCAAGTGATTAAGTGTTGCTGCTTTTCTATTTGTTTATACTTTTCCAATAAAGCCAAATTCTCATCAAAAGTTAGAGTTTTGCCCGATTGTTGAATCTCAAGCATTTCTTGGAACATTTGTTCCACTGCCGTTTGTTGTTTATTGTTTTCCATTAGTGCCATCCATTCTTAAATGCTTGGTTGTAATCATCAAACATTGCTATCAATAACTTACATATAATACCGACTGTAAATAGCAATACTATTCTTATTGTAAATACTAATACCTTTTTCATTTCTCTCTTTTTACTTTGTTAGTTGTGTTTCGACTTAGCATTAAATAAATACCGCAGTAAGCAAATACCAGAAGAAGAAGAATTATTACCCCAAGAAAAAAATGTATACTCTTATGCATGGCTATTATAAGCGCTAAAATTCCTATCAAAATAATTAAAGCGTTTATTGCCTTTTGTTTTTTATCTCTTTCCATTTGTTTTTTATCTTTTTCCATAAGTTCTTTTAGTTTTTGTTTTCTTTCTTTTCTTAATTGTTCACGATTTTCAATACGCCATTTGTTTATTGCTATTGCATCTGATTGCTCTGCGTTTTCAAGGAGTTCTTTTATTTTGTCGTTCATTGCTCACCTCCCTTGTGTATTATGTTTTTGCAGTTTCCTTTGTGACATAGAATATCGCCCTTGTAATTTTTACAAATAAAGTATTCACATCCTTCGATTACACATACTTTAAGCGGGTCTGATGCTAAATTGCCTTGACTGGGTATTGTGTAGTTTGTAGTTCTTGATGATACTGTTGGTTCTGTGCAACCACTTATCATTCCGATAAGTAATGTTGCTAATAATAGTTTGTCCACTGCCGTTTGTTGTTTATTGTTTGTCATTTGCCCGCCTCCCTTTTCTTTGCGCGTTGGTTTGCTTTAATAACGCGGCGTTTTTCACGGTGTACGGCTTCTTTCAACACCAAATCTTCATATTTGCGTTGAACATCCTGATACAAATTTTGGAATGTGGTCAACTTATCATTGACATTTGCCAACTGCGATTTTTGCGCCATCAACTTCGATTCATTGTCAAAAATGACTTTGTTTTGTTTCCAAACGCTTTTTTCAAGGCCGCGAACTTGCGCGCGACTGGCATTGTACATCAACCACAAAATGAATGCGGTGACGCAACTGATGGTTAAAAAAATGTAAATCATTATCGTTGTTTTATTTGTTTTTGCCTTTGTACATTCTGCGTTGAACCAACATTTGCGTGAATTCATTGAATTCCGGGATGTATTCATCGCGTTCAAATTGATAGGGTTTGGCCTCCGGCATTTCGTTGAATCGCTTTGAATTCAATTTGATGCAATGCGCGCCATACATCACCGCAATGGTAATGGGCGTTAAAATGATAAGGTAGATTAAATCCATGTCGTTTTTCTTAATTGTTGATGCAATGTTAAAACACATTTTGCAAACAAAAAAACATTTGTGACATTTTTTTAAAAAATTTTCGTATTGAACGAAAAAAGGGGCAACCATCGGCGGCCGCCCCTTAAATCAACAATGATGAAACAACGATAAGTTTGGATGAATCTGCGCAAATATCGCGCATCCTTTGTTGACATTTGCAACATTGTGTATATTTGCTGAACAATGGAAAACAACGAATTAACAATCATCAACAGCAACACAACTGGTGAATCCGGTCAAGTGTTTGCCCCGGCGCAATTTGAACACGCCCAAAGAATCGCAAAATTATTGTCATCATCCGACCTTGTTCCGAATCAGTACAAAGGAAACATTGCAAACACGATGGTGGCATTAGAAATGGCCCACCGGATGAACGCATCGCCTTTGATGGTCATGCAAAATTTGCACATCATCCACGGACGACCATCATGGGGTTCATCATTTATCATCGCCTCATTAAATTCATGCGGGCGATTTGGAACGCTGCGGTTTGAATCAACACCAACATCATGCAAGGCCGTCACAATGGATAAACAATCAGGCGCAATTTTGGAAGGCCCAACGGTGACGATGGAAATGGCAAAGTTGGAAGGATGGTTGGATAAACCCGGATCAAAATGGAAAACAATGCCCGAATTGATGTTAAAATATAGGGCGGCGGCTTTTTTTGGTCGTTTATACGCCCCCGAAATCATGATGGGGTTATATTCTGCCGATGAAGTGGTCGACATTGCCGCAAACAACGCGAAAATGGGCAAATAACCCTATTTCAACGCGAAATCGTTTGAAGTAATCAAAGTATATGTGAAGCGGTTGCCATGCAAGGCGGCCGCTTTTTTTGCTAACAACATGAACTGGTTGAAATCTTGGGTGCGTTTAAACACCTGACAACCTTCGGACCAATTGTTGACCTGAACTGAATCAACACCGGCTTTGTGAATGTTTATGCCAAACACGCCCGTTTGCGTTGCGTTCTCATTATACACGCCATCTTTGATGTCATCACGGAATACAGTCACCGGGCCACATTGTTTCAACGCTTCATATTTGCCCTGATGCAATCCAATGTGATGTGAACCGCGATATTGTCCGGGCTTCATTCGGGCCGTCCCCGCGCCATTGTCGGTGGTGATTGCCCATTCTTTGATGAACCAATTGTCCTTTTCTTTGTAGGCAACAACGATTTTGTCATCAAATGCGTTTGTGACCTTTTGCCCGGTTGCTGAATTTCGAACACCAATGATGTTCAAATTGAAATCCCCATTTTCAAAAAATGCATAACCTTTGGCGGCCATTGTGCGTTTCAAATCTGCAATTGTAATCATAACAATACAAAGATAATTAAACCAACGCCCAATGCAATTGTCACTTTGCGCAGCTGGTAAAATCGTTCGTCACGCTTTTTGATTTCATCCAACAATTTGTTTGTGATCCGTTCTTGTTGTGCGATGACCTCGGAATCAATTTTGCGATATTCCCGGCACAACGCCAATTGTTCGCGCGCCTCCGCGCCTTTTAATAAATATAAATTATTTTCCGCAACTGTCAAGGAATCGATGCATTGCGATGATGCGGCGTGTGGCTGCGCAACTTGTATCGCCATGATAAGCCACAAAAAGTGTTTCATATTTGCTTTGAATAAATATTTGCGTGTCATGTAATGTTTTGTATTTGTTTTTAATGATTTGCAATGTGTCTAATTCTTTTTGAACAACTCTGATGGCCGGGCCATGAACAACATTGGTTTGTTTTGGAACTGCAAAATGAAGGTATGCAAAACCACCAACAAATAACAACACCAACAACAAAATGGTCAAATCAACTTTCCGCATCGTTTTTGGTGTTTGCAAATTTGTCGATGGATGTGAATCCCAAACAACAAATCACAATCCATTCAACCGCTTCAACCAATTCTTTGGATGGCGCGATGTCTTGGGGTGACAATGAATTGTGGGCCATTGTGCCAAACAAAATGAATGATCCGACAATCCCAACAAATCGTTTGGAACTGAATTCGCCTTTGTCGCCCTGAAATATTTGAAAAATCTTTTTCATCTGCCTTGACCGCGATATTTTTTTGCGGGTTTATTGTTTTTTGAGTGAACACCTTTGTTTTTTCTCTTGGGCTTTGGTTGCCAACTTGCCGATGCTGTGCTTTTCGCCTTTGCCATTTTACAAGCCGTTAAGTTTTAGCATATTGTTTATACTCAGCGTGTCAACTATTGGCTCGCCTTTGGCTGGCATTGTAGTGTCGACTCCGCTGTAAACCATTCGCGCAGCGTAAACCTCGGCCTTAGCCTCGGCCTCAACAACTGCCTGCTTTAACTCTTCTTTTTCCGCCACCTTGTCCTCTACCATCTTCTCACCCATTTCGTGCGCCTGAGCAGTTGCAACCGATGCCTCTTGTAGATGGCTGCTAATTTTCTCAAGCATCAACTCTACCTCGTCAACTGGAACGGCTTTGGTCTTGGGTTGTGGAACGGCAACGATGGCAATACACAAACAAGCTGCAAAAATCAAAGTAAAGTGTTTCATAATTTACGCATTGTGTTCATTATACGAATCTCGGTGATGGCAGCAGCCAATGCACTATCGGATTTTTTGAGAGCATATGACAAGCGGTCAATCTTCAAATCCAACGCATCTATTTTTTGGTTACTTTTTTCAATCTGTTCCTTGTAGCCCGAGCGAAGGTCAACATAAAGATAAGACACAGCCAACAGCATACAAAAAGCCACGGCAGCAATTGGGTTTTTGCGAAATTGGTCAAAACTGACTGGCAACGCATTGGGGGTTTTCTTTACGGCGGTCATTATATTACGGGATCGGGAATTACACAATAGGGTGAGTCAGGAAACTTCTTGCAATATGCTTCTAAATACAAATTGTCATCACCGCTGAATGTATGAATCCCCATTGGCGGTGGCCATACCTCAAACGGGGTAAAACTTGCGGGGGGTTCTGCATAGAATAGAATATCAACCGCCCACTTGTCGGATAAAACTGCGGGGGTAATTACTTCCAAATCTTTAAGGACGGCGGGGGTAATTACAATAAATCCTATTTCAACAACTGCACAATTAACCCAACTTTGGACTTCCGCCCCGTCGGGTGTGGTTGTGGTTTGCTCTATTAACTTGCGAAGGGTTGCCCATTGTGTAGGGGTGAACTCGTATTTCAAAAAGGTTTTCATTTAGATAGTTGTTAAGGATGCAAGTTCTGCGTTTGTTAGGCGGGTTTTGAATAAGCAAAGTTGATTGTAAACCTTACCACCTATTCGGTCGTTTGTTGTGCTGTAAAGAAAAGTGAAATCGCTTGTTGTTGGGACTGTACCGCTTGAAGCGGTTGATATTTGTGCCCCATTAATATAATACGCAAAATCATTTGATTTATATGCAATCGCTATTTTATAGCGTTGCCCAACCGAAAAGGAATATGCACCACTAAATTGAGAAGTAGTATTTGAAACTTCGCCAATGATATATGTATTGCTATTTGCGTATAGCCCAATATAATTTGCACCACCGCCTAAAAATGCAATCCATTTTGCTGACCCATCATAAGCAGTAAAAACAAAGTCAACAAATAGCACACCTTCGGTTTGACCGATAAGCGACGAAATACCCGTCTTGCTACATTCATCCGCCACCCTTGTGGCACTTGCTGATGTGGTTGGGATGTAGGATGTGGGATAACTTGACGCTTCGATTTGTGCGCCCCATACATAAATACCGCTTGTCCCGTCACCGCTGAAACTTGGATTTGCATTTATTGTTCCATTATTGGGGTCTGCCCCAAATTGAAATGCCCCCGTTGTTCCGCTTGATGTGTTTGTAATAGTGCACCTATACCACCCATTACCCACGCTTTCAATGGTTGCAATGTTTGGCGATGTATTCAAAGAAACAGTACCACTATTCAAATCAAACCATGTACGGCGTGAACTATTTGAATAAGCGTTTACATACAAATAATTATACTCTCCTTTTTTGGCGTAAATGGTATATGTATAATCAACCGACGAAATCGTCACAAATTGGTCGATGTAATGTGTGCCGTTAGTTGTGTTCGGAACAATTTTTTGAGCATTTGTTGTGCCATCGGGCGAAGTTATTGCGTTTGCGATAACAGTTAAATCGGTTTTTGTCCACGCCGCGTTACTAAAATCTTCGGAATATGTCAAAATATTCGTACTCTGCTTCTCCAACAACAAACTTGGACACCCCCCGCCCCCATTTTGGTAGGTTAATCGGGGTACATTTAAGCGGTCGGTAGTGGGGAAATAGGGTTTGGCGGTTGAGCCGATGTTGGTTTGTGCTCCCCATAAAAATACCGTTCCACTTGCCGTTGGTGTACTGTTTGCAATGTTGCTTGAAAAAATTAACATTTCAACTCCCGCACCTGTTTTTTGTATTTGACATCTGTACCAACCATTGCCCACATTTTCAATAGATGCCGAATCAAGATTTGATATTGAAGATACTACTCCCGTACTTAAATTAAAAATTGCAATTTGAGAACCCGTACCTTGCCCAAGCATACCAAAAAAATTATTAGTACCCGCTTTTACATAAATAGAATAAGTATACACATTGGTTGGTAAAGTCCCAAGTGATTGATAAATCCCCGAATACTGTTGAGTGCTTGAAGTTAAGGTATCGGCGGTTAAAGTTCCATTTGGTGCAGTTTGTGAATTGCTTGTAATCGTACCATAATATAAATTCCAAATTGCATTGTCAAAAGTTTCTGATTGTTGAACTATATTCCACGGGCAAACCTCAACCAACCCCGCACTATTTATGCGTGTGCCGTTGGATGCTCGGGTGAAGGACAAATCGCCCGAACCGTCGGTGGGAATTTGAGAATATACAACATCCTCTTTGTACCCGCTTGGAATCATCACCAATGACGCGGAATTCAATAAATCTGACATTTATAGATTGTTTAATTTGTTTAACATACATGAAACACCTTCATAGAAACCGCCATCGGCGGTCACGCGGCTTTTGTACGCAACAACGATGGGCCAACCTTGCCCCAAATATTGTGCGCTTCGAATGCCAATTCCTAATGCGCTGATTCCAATCATTTTAATATGCGATTACGCTTCCGGTGCTGATTACAAATCCGGTGATTTTGCTGCCTTTGCCGGCGGGCAAATATGCGCCTTGTTGAAAAGTAATTCCGGACATGCCACGAGCCGACAAAACATTTGTGGATGTTCCGTTTTCTTGGGTAACTGTGAACGATGTGAACACCGTGTCGGCCTGAACAACCAACGCGTCAAAACTTACGGATGTAACCGTCCCCGATCCGAAATATTTAAATCCATCGTAACCGGCAACGATGTCAATTGATGCTTCTGCCATAATGCTTCGAAAATAACATCGTGACAATAAACATTTGCAACATTTATTGAACAATCAGCCACCATTGCGTTCCATCGCTGATAACTGTGCATGTTTCAAAATTTGTATTCAAAACCTTTGTTGGGTTGCCATCAATATCAAACCCGCCGCCGGTGATGACAACCGAATGTGATGATGCAATTTTTTTGAAATAATATTTTTTACCTTTTGATATTGTCGGATCAGGTAAATCAACCGTAACCGTTCCGCCGGATGAATCGCACAAAATTAATTCATAACCATTGGTGATGGTGTGTGTCCCGGCCGTGTATGTGATGGGCGCATTGTGTTCCTGAATCCGCCAATTAACCAATTCCGTTGAATCGTCATAACTCAACATCACCTCCCAACGGGTGTTCAATGTTGGCTGCGATGCGGGCGCGCCTTCGGCATCATTGACCAAATGTTCCAAAACTTGTTGCGGAACATTGGAAATCGCTGAATTCAAATTTGTCACCGCTGATTCAACATAATTCAAACGATTATTCAGATTCCCGGTTTGTGATTGCTCGACTTTTAAACCTTCGCCGGATGATGTTGTCAAGGTATAAACTGGTGAAACACCAATCCATTCGCCATCCCATTGTTCCGAACGGCAATTGTATTTGACCCCGTTCAAAACCCATGAATAATTGTCAAAATATAATGATTTGATTGCAGTCAATGACCCGGAATCAATCCATGTTCCACGAACCACCGGAACAAAATTGGCGTAAATTGATGCCATTTGCAAACCCAACATTTTGGTGATTGTTCCGTGTGTAATTGAATCCCAACCGCCATACCAATCCGATGCCAAAACATCAGTTGTTCCGTTAAACACCAACCAATTACCAATTCCGTATTTCAGCGAATCCGTATAATATGGCGATTCAATTGTGATGGGTGTTGAATTCGCCAAATTGGCTGTTGATGCGGTGATGACCTCCGTGATGTCAAAAATATAATCCGCATTTTGATATGGTGACGCATCTGCAAATGAAACCTGAATTGAACCCCAAAAATCCTTCAACGCTGAATTGCCGTTTTTCCATTTGCCACCGCCCGAATAGGAAAGAATAACACCATGAACAAACATGTTGATTTCCAATCGGGTGTAACCGACCGGCGCGGTTGTCACCGACAATTCAAATTCCGATGTAATCCAACCGCCTTTGATGTCTTTGGTTGGCATGCGATACAATTGATTTCCCGAATTCCCCGATGCGGACCAATATCCATTGGCGTCCAAATAAACATAAGAGCCACCCGAATTTCGCAACCTGATATTGTAGTAAACATCGGTTGAATCTTCGACATACAAAACCCCACCCAATGTGTCGGATCGTTTGAATGATTTTGCCATAAAACGAATGCGCATCGGTGCGGCATCCGGTGATGTCCCGGTTGGAATATCCGTGGCAATCAACGACAATGTTGATGATGATGTATTTGGGTAACTGCGCAACGCTTTTGCCACATTTTGACGATGCGTGTTTATTGTCACCGATTGTGCAGCTGGTTGATAGTACAATGATGGTTTTGCCATCCACAATGGCCGAACATCGTTGCCAATTGTTTGACGGTGTGAATATGTTGTCGTCCCGATATATTGCCCGGTATACGAATATTGACGCAAATTGATTGATGTTGTGTTATTATACGCGTTGAATGGAATCACATAATACGCGCCATTTTCATGAGTAAATCGCGCCCCAAACATCAACAACACATTTTCCAACGCTTGTTTTGCGGAAATATAATTTGGTTCAATTTGCCATCCAACCGTGTCAATAACTTTGACATCAGTAAACGGATCAAAATTTTCCAAAAATGTATATTCAAAAAGTTTATACATGTCAAACCCTAATCGGGCCGCACTATCTTCGTTTAACAATGTGCCATCATACAAATATTGTTGCGGCGTTCCATTGACAACCCAATAATCCGACAAATCCAATGTGTCCAAACAACGGCGAAACAACTGGTTGATTGTGATGTATTCATCCGAAAACCATGATGATTGCACTTTGTACCCATCCATCAATTCAAGGCCATCCACAGCCACCAAATCAATGATTGGTTTGCTTTGTATGGATTCGCGTAATCGCGTCATTTGGTCGGCCAATACGCGGCCAACATGGATCAATGAATCATTGCGATATATTAACATCGCCCATGCGGTTTCCGCTTCGGTTTGAATTCCGACAAAATCATCCAATGTATTTTGATCCGGCATCACCCATTGGGCGATTGCGCGTGATGGTCTGATAAAATTGCTATAAACTGAATCTGATTCGCCTTGCCTTTCAATGCTGATTCCATCGCCGGCCAATGTTAATTCAACCGATGAATTCAATGCTTCTAATTTGTCAAAACAACATGTTTGGCCTTCAATATATCCACCGGCCGATTGAACCCGCGCATTGTATAAACGCGCAACAATTTCCGGTGTTGTTCCTGATGGTGAATCCCATAATTCAACCCGGTATTCAACATTTGTGATTGATAAAAACGAACCTTTGTAAATCCTTGCCATTATCCGCGCCGTGAATCTTTATTGTATCTTTCCAAAACGATGGCCAAATCGCGTCCGCTGATGTGCGTTTGCGCAACATAACCGGATGATTGTTCGGGCTTCATCAATGTTTTTAATTTGTCCAAAGGTGCAATGACCTCCGGGTTGCTGCGCGCGCCGGGATATTCACCCATCAAACCCAATGTCGGTCCGCTAACAATACCACCATCGGCAAACGCGGTCACGCTTGGTCCTTGTTTCATTTGGTTTGCCACCGCCGTACCCAATGCAACCATCGCAATACCGGCTGCAACCGCAACTTGTGGTTGGATAAATGCGGTTTGAAATTTTTGAACGCTGATTCCATACGCAATCAACA